CCTTTCGGTCTAGTTTGGGACATTGTCCCGGTACATCAACTTATCTTAGGAGCTATTATGATCAGATCTTCCACAAATTATACGCGTTATACGGGCACTCGGCTTTCTGCCGATGGCTCGTTTCTTAACACGGAGAATTCAGATACATTTCTTCATGAAATGTACCGTGATGGCGTTTCTGATCCTAAATGGCGTCAAAAGATAGCTGATGGAGTTGATGCAACGACGCCATTGAACGCATACACGATATCTTGTGTATTCGACCCAATGGTTATCAAAACTGATCTTGTTAATATCTATCATATTACTGATAGTCGTGGTTGGCAGAAGGAGATGGGTCTTCTTTCAGATGACCTACACCTTCGTCCGCCCGCGAAAGATTCTGTTTTGATTGCATCCGCTCAGGCTCAAGCAAGAACCTACGCTTTCAAGAAGCTTCAACAGCTTCAGGGTTTCGGTAATAATCAGATCTTTCTCGGAGAAATCAGAGAAACTCTTGATTTATTACGTCACCCGCTTGAAAAGTCGGTTAACTTGGTTAAGTCTCTCCCGAAATCAGTTACGTCTAAGAGCTCTAAAAAAGTTCTTAAATCGTCTGCTGATTCCTGGTTAGAGTTCCGCTTCGCTATTCTTCCCCTTATCTCTGATATTGGGAATATTATCGATGCCTTTAATGGCAAGCAGGATCCGATCTTCACTAAATACCGTTTTTACGGCAAGGATCAGAAGCAATCTATTACTGTGGGCCCAAACAATCTAGGCTATTGGCCTGGTGATTGGGTCACGCAGTCTTTGACTGTTACTGAGACTGCCGAGACGTTTATACGTCTTGGTATTCGTGTTGATAGGCTTAATCATATTGAGCTGGCGTCTAGTCGTTTATTAAGTACAATTGATAATTTATCACTTGTACCGGAGACTGCCTGGGAATTACTACCCTGGTCGTTCTTCATCGACTATTTCGTCAATGTCGGAGATATTATCTCGTCCTCTGTGACCGGAACTGGTCTTGTGTCTTATACTTCTGAGAGTAATGTATACTCTCATGAATATCAATATAAGGCACTCGAATTCAATTCCGCGCCTTCAGGCGGATGGGGTCCTATCATTCCGATATCTCCCGGTAATTTGTTCGTCAAGAAGCGGTCAGTAACACGGACTGGGGGTACTTTGGCAATCCCGCCACTTTACTTTCACCTTCCAGGTAGCAATATTAAATATCTCAATATTGCTGCCCTGGCTGCTAAATTTCTTTAACTTAAGGAGTATTAAAATGGCTATTACATTGCCGAGTTCCGTAACTGGAGCAGCTCAAACAGGTTTTACAACCCCTGGCTACACGACGACAGTCGATACACCTCCTGGGATCAATGCCAAGCAAGTCGCAGTTACTGCGATTACCGGCACCCAAGCAGGTGTTGACGCTACGTCTGTAGCAAGGCCTTTCACAATTGCTTTCTTCCGACCGCTATCTTTTGCGGTTCTTGGTAAGCCAAATCCGGTTACTGGTCTGCTTTCTAGCTTTCCAGTAAACGTTTATAAGCTTATCACTCGGAAGGGTGTGACTGTGTTGGCCGGGCAACCTAATCAGATTGCCTCTATCACAAGCTCAATCAACGTACCAGCGGGGTCTGACGTAGTCGACCCAGCTAATCTGCGCGCTATGATTAGCGCGCATATTGGCACGTTGACAAGTATATCTGCAGGTCTAGGAGATACAGCTAATACTGGTGTCGCTTAATCGCGCACCAAGCCGTACTTTCTAAACCTCAATATACTAAGGAGAGCTTTATGGGTCACATAAAACCTGAAGTTTTACTTGACTACCTAAAACAAGATTTATCATCTGTATCAGGTGACATAAATACCTTCAAGGCGGATGCTTTACTGGCATCTATCTTTAAGAAATATGTCCCTGAGGCTAACAGAGCATCGTTAGATGCTGAGGCTAAGGAGAATTTCCTTTCTCTAAATGGCTCTATTTCAAATACGAGCCTTTTACCGTTAGCGGATGAGTCGTCTGTGATCAGGTCCTGGCGCTGGATTCTCAATCGCTCTATTAACTGCGATGAAGGATCCAACTACGTAACCTTTCAGCGTTGCTGGGGTTACGGACATACAGGTCCTGGATCGACTATCGGTACGAAATCCACAGATTTCTGTGGAAAGATGTTCGATAGCGATCTTACATTCACTAGACGGTTTCTTGTTGAACATTACCGTTCTAATCTCGTTGGAAGGTGGGCAGAGGCTGAATTAATCAGATCCTCTACCTTTACTTTCCACGAGGTTAAGGGTAGCAAACTTTCAACAGTCCCAAAGGACAGTAAGAAGAACCGCACTATATGTACAGAACCGGCGCTCAACATGTTTTACCAGTTGGGCGCTAAGGAATGTCTTGAAGATATATTGCTTAAATCATTCAGGGTTTCCCTGACGGATCAGCCAGATATCAACAAGTCCCTTGCTAAACGTTCTTCTGTTGACGATACATTGTCAACTCTAGATTTAAAGAACGCTAGTGATTCTATATCTATAGCCTTGATACGCTATCTCTTGCCACCTGAAACATTCAATGTTCTCGATACTCTGAGATCACACGAATGCCAGGTCGGGTCAGATTTTGTACCACTGAATATGATTTCCACCATGGGTAACGGTTTTACGTTCCCGCTGATGACTCTCATATTTACGGCTCTTGTTAAAGCAGTCTACGAATCTCACGATGTTAAAGTCGTGACTCGTGGAAAAATCGAAGATATCAACTGTGGTGTTTTCGGAGACGATATTATATGTCTCAAAGAACACTCTGCTGAAATAATCGACCTGCTTCAACGCGTCGGTTTCGTTATTAATCTTGATAAGTCGTTCGTCACCGGACCCTTTAAAGAGTCCTGCGGCGGCGATTATTACTTCGGACATGACGTCCGAGGTGTTTATATCAAGGAGTTAAATAATGAAACAGACGTTTACTCGGCCTTTAATCGGCTTCATCGTTGGTCTTTGCGTCATAACATTATGTTATGCCGCGCATTACAGTATCTTCTTACCGGAGCAAAATTCCGCCCGGTTCCAAGACACTGTAGTGATGACTCAGGATTTATCCTTACGTCAGACCATCTCTTGTCCCCTAAGAGAGACCGGAACGGTGCGTTGTTTTATCACGCACTCGAACCCGTCCCTCGCGGTTACAAGATCCGAGATTCGTACAGAAACCCCGATGGCGCCTTTATCAGCGCACTCGGTGGATATGTACGAGGACACTTCGTTACAATAAGAAGTAACGTAGCGAAGTACAACGTGGTTAAACGGAAAACCCCATGTTGGGACTTTTCTTATAACCCCGAGATACTCTCTCGAGACATGTCACGTAGCTGGCTACTTATTTTAGATAAGTAGCTGGCTACGCCATGCCGAATAGGCAATGAAGCCTAGAACCCGTACTACCCCCGCTATGTCTTCGCATGGG